CACGCCGACGCCGTTGATAGTGCTGATCAGCAGCCGCTGATCCGTTATGGTGATCGCCGTAGAGACGTCGCGCTTGCCTACGGACGAGCTTCCAAGCCAAGTACTAAGCACTTTTTCGCCCGGGCGCAGCTTCGGCTGTGTCCGGCCTGCTTTATCTCCGGGACCCATCAACGCGATAGTTTGGCTCCGGCAACCGATGCGGCAGCAGCACCTTACCGAAGCAGACGAGATAGGGGACGTCTGGCGGCTCGAGGCGGATATTGGCGTCCTCCCTGCGCGGATTTGCCGAGAGCAGATTGACGCCGCCGGAGTAATCGGTGCAGATCTGTTTGACGTACACGTCGCCGGCGTAGAAAAAAACGCCGACATCAAACTGCTGCAGGCTCACGCCGCGCCGGACATAGACCGTGCTGCCATCCTTGATATACGGCTCCATACTGTTGCCGCGGACATCAACGCAGAAGTCCGCACCACGCGGCGCGTCCTCCGGGTAAGGGATGTCCTCATAATCCGCACCCTGGATCGGGGAGGCCTTGCCAGCGGCCGGACCGGTGAGATATTTGCGGATCTTCGGCAGATCAAGAATATTGTCGCCATCCTTACGCTGGAGTTCCGGCTTGCCCGTAAGGTATTGGCCGTAATTAAGCCACTGGTCCAGCCCGTCATCATTGAGGGCAGCACGGAGACGCGCCATCTCCTGGCCGATCTTGTCGTTGGGATTAAATATAGGAGCAGCAGATGTGGATTTTGGTGCCTTATTATCCAGCAATACATCCGCCGACACGCCAAATATCATCGCAATTTTGGAGATCGTTTCTGGGTTTGGTGTTGCTTCGTCACGTTCCCATTTACCTACAGCCTGCGCGCTGACAAATAATTTTTTGCCAAGATCATTTTGAGATAAACCAGCCTGGCCCCTCAGGCGTTTAAGTTGTTCACCAAACATACGATCACCTCTTTTTTCGTATTAAGAATACAACTTACGGTTGCGCCGGTCAACGAAACTGACCAAAATTGTTGTTGACAACAACTAAAAGTAGCGATATACTGTAAAGCACAACCTAAGGTTGCACCGGAGGTGATGCAATTGTGAATAACTTGAAACAGCTCAGGGAGCAAAAACAGATGTCCCAAGCTGACGTTGGAAACGCGGTCGGCGTTTCAGCGCAGGCAGTCGGCAAATGGGAGCGCGGTGAAGGGTTTCCGCAATGGATTATTGCCCCAAAGCTTGCAAAGCTATACGACTGCACGATCGATGCACTTTTTGCCGATTTGTCGGCCTGATACAGTAATTTTTGCGCAGAAACGGAGGAAAGGCAATGGAGTCCAAATACAGAAATATCTATGAAAACGCGAGACGTGCTGCGGGCATGACCCAGGAACGCTGGGCCGAGGCTATCGGCTGCAGCGTGGACAGCGTCCGGCTCTATGAGTCCGGCCGCGGTTTGCCCAGCGACGATATCGTGATCCACATGGCCGACATCAGTGGGATGCAGTCCCTTTGCGTGACCTATATGCGCGCTAAGAGCAGCTTGGCCGCGATCCTGTTGCCACAGGTCAGCGAACGCACCTTTACCCAGGCCGTGTGCACACTGGTGCACCGGATTTGTGATTTTTCGGCGAAGCACCGCACCGACGACTTGCTGAAGATCGCCAGCGACGGGCATATCGACGATGATGAGCACGAGCTGTTCAACGCGATCTACGGCGAGCTGGAAGGCGTCATTAAGGCCGCCATCGAACTCAAATACGCGAAGGAGGAGTTTTACGATGACTGAGCGCCTGCTTAAGCCGGCCGAGGTAGCCAAGCAGCTGCTGATCAGCGACGACACGCTATACCGGCTGATCAACGAGCACCAGATCACCGCCTACCGCATCAGCGGACAGTGGAGGCTGTTCCAGAGCGACGTGGACATATACGTCCTGAGCTGCCGCCAGTCGCGTCAGACCGTCCACGCGCCCGCGCCGGCTCTGCCGCCGGATGCCAAAAGGCGGGGGAGGCCCGCGGCCACCAGCGCCAGCGGGTACTATCCCGGCATGAAGGTGGTGTGAAAATGGTTACTTTGCCAATCGAGTATGACGCCGCAGAGGTCGCCTGTGAGGTTCTGCGAGACATCCATAACGAGGGCCGGACAAGCGTGCCGGCGGACGAGATTGCGAGCGCGCTGCAGCTGCTCCGCGACGCGATCTGGGAAAGCCGGGTGGCAGTATGATCGGGCATATGCTGATCTGGGCGCTGCTGGCCGTCGAGGCCGTAGCCATATGCGTGGCGGAGGTGTAGCCAATGGGCCAATACATAAGGCTGCGACCATGTAACTGTGGCTGCCGCCCGAAGGTCGAGCGTTTCTGCGGATGGTGGCATATCGAGTGCCCAAAATGCGGGCACCAGACAAAGGAGCCAATGGGGTGCACGGTGGTTTGGGGCTATAACTCACGGCGGGAAGCCGCCGAGGCATGGAATAAAGACGTAAGTCTTATTATTTTAAATAAAAAAATGGAGGGTACAAAAATGGGCAACAAGTATTACATCATCCGCGCGGATCGGGCCGGCGTCTTTGCCGGCAACGTCAAATCCAGGGACGGCGGCGAGGTCACCATGACCGACGTGCGCCGCCTGTGGTACTGGGACGGGGCCGCGTCTCTGTCGCAGCTGGCCGTGGACGGTACCTGCGAGCCCGGTAACTGCAAATTTACGGTAACGGTGCCGGAGATGACCATCCTCGGCGTGATCGAGATCATCCCCTGCTCGTCGGCGGCCGAGGTATCCATTAAGGCGGTGCCGATATGGCGGCGCTGACTGCGGCGGCTTTTGCCGCTGTTGATCTTAAGGACGGCTCCGGCTACGGCTCCGGCTACGGCGACGGCTCCGGCGACGGCTACGGCTCCGGCGACGGCTACGGCGACGGCTCCGGCGACGGCGACGGCTCCGGCGACGGCTCCGGCTCCGGCGACGGCTCCGGCTCCGGCTCCGGCGACGGCTCCGGCTCCGGCTCCAGCGACGGCTCCGGCTCCGGCTACGGCATTAAATCCATCGCCGGAGAGATCGTATACATCATCGACGGCGTGCAGACGATCCTACGGCATATTATTGGCAATGCCGCCATGGGCGCAATCCTGCAGGGCGATCTGACGCTTAAGCCTTGCTACGTTGTGCGCGACGGAGATCTGTTTGCCCACGGCGACACCCTGCACGAGGCCATGACGGCCCTCACGGACAAGCTGTTTGACGATATGCCGGAGGATGAGCGCGTCGCCGCGTTCTGCGCGGCGTTCCGGCACGGCCCGAAGTACCCGGACAAGGCGTTTTTCGAGTGGCACCACAAGCTCACCGGCAGCTGTCTGATGGGGCGCAACGAGTTTGCCCGGGAGCACGGCATCAACGTGGACACGGCGGAGATGACCGTGGACGAGTTTTTTGCCCTCACGCGCAACGCTTACGGCGGCAGCGTCATCCGCAAGGCCGAGGCCGCGCTGCAGGCAACGGCAGACTGACCGCCATATTACTTAGGACAAGGGGGTGGCTTGATGGCTGTATGCCGCGTGGAGCGTACCAAAAATTATACCGTCATGGCCAATTATCACCTGGACGACAAGCAGCTCAGTCTCAAGGCCAAAGGGCTGCTGTCGCTCATGCTGCGGCTGCCGGATGACTGGGATTATACGATCGGCGGCCTTACCCGGATTTGCCAGGAGGGCAAGGCAGCGATCGGCAAGGCCATCGAGGAGCTGGAGGCCGCAGGGTACATAGTCCGGCATCAGACGCACGACGATTTCGGCGCTTTTGCCGGCAACGAGTATGTCATTTATGAGTGTCCGCCAGGGGAAGTTTCACCGTTGACCGAAAACCGGTCAACGGTACCGTTAGCCGATTTTGCGTCAACGGAAAACACGCTGACGGAAAATCAGACACAACCAAGTATTGATATACCAAGTACTAATCCCCCTAAAGCCCCCCAAAAGGGGGGCCGGCGTGAAGTGAAGTCAGCTCCGACGTGGAGACCAGAGAGATTTGCACGGTTTTGGACGTTTTACCCCGCTGAAAGACGCAGGGACAAACCGGACGCCATCAAGGAGTGGGACAAGCTGCATCCGTCCGATGAGCTTATTAACCAGATGGCCATTGCACTCTACAGGCAAAAACGCTCCGAGGACTGGCGGCGCGGCATCGGCATACCATACCCCTGCCGGTGGATCAAAAATCGGCGCTGGGAAGATCCGGTGGTTGAGGCGCCGGATACCGGGCAAAACGGCGGCCGGGGCTGGGCCGAGGATAGCGAGGTGATCTGAGTGTACGACCGCGACAATTATGTGTCCATGCAGCTCACCGTGCTGGGTACGCTGATCCGGGATCCGACACACATCGGCGAGGCAATGGCAAAACTCTCGGCGGAGCTCTTTGACGCAGACATCACCCGGACGCTGTATAACGCGCTGTCCGTCCTGTATCTCGCCGGGTCGCCAATCGACCCGCTGACCGTGCGCAAGCAAGCCGGGGAAGACTACGGCGTCGCCATTGACGAGGCGCTTAGTCACCAGACCGGCGACGTGCTGTACTACTGCGACGCGCTGCGGGATTACCGGCGGCTCGTGCTGATCCACGCGGCGGCCGGAGAGATCCTTGGCGCCGAAAATATCGAGGCCGCGGCAAAGGAGACGGATAAGCTCAACGGGCTTTTCGTCAGCCGCCGTGGCGCGGAACGGCTGACCGCCCAGGACGCCGCCAACGAGTTTATGGCGGCTCAAAATTACGACGTGGCCCCGAAGTACCTTAGCTGGGGCATCGACGCGCTGGACAAGGGGCTGTTTGTGGAGCCCGGGGATTTTGTGGTGATCGGCGGATACCCCAGCGCCGGCAAGACGCTGCTGTCCCTGCAGTTTGCCCGGCATCTGGCCAAGGACGGCCGCCGCGTGGCGTATTACTCGCTGGAGACCGGCGCCAAGAAGATCCGGGACCGCCTGATCTCCAGCATGGGGCACATCCCGATGTCAAAGATCAAGCGCCACGAAATGACGCCGGAGGAGTGGCGGCGCGCGGGCGATGCCTGCAAGGAGCTTTACGATCTGCCGCTGGAGATCGTCCGCGCCAGCGGATGGTCTGTCGGCGATATCCAGGCCGACGCGCTGAACCACCGTTATGAGGTCATTTTTGTGGACTATCTGGGGATCATTGCCGCCGGCGGCAAATCCCGCTACGAGATGGTGACCAATATCTCCATAGGTCTGCATACGCTGGCCCAGGCGCATGGCATCACCGTCGTGGCGCTGCAGCAGCTTTCCCGCCCGGAAAAGGATAAGGGCAAGCCCAGGCCGCCGACGCTGTCGGATTTCCGGGAGTCCGGACAGATCGAGCAGGACGCCGATGTTGCCATGCTGCTCTATCCCTCCGACCCCAACGACAACCACAGCGACCGCGTGCTCAAAGTCTCAAAAAACAAGGACGGAGATAAATTATCTCTGACATTGGCATTTGACGGCCCGTGCCAGACCATGACACCAAAGCCACAGGATGAGAGCAAAGAGATCATGCGCAAGCTCTCCGCCGAGGGGCGCGCCGTAAAGGCGGAACTGCATCAGCAGGCGCGCGTGGAGCAGTCGCTGCAGGTAAACTTTGAAGATCTTCCACCGGGCAGCCCGGGCGAACTGCCGTTTTAGGAGGCACCATGCTGGAGCATAAATTTACAACGCGCTATGCGGAGCTTGTGCGCTGCGAAGCGCTGCGTTACGAGGGGCTCGCCCGCCTCCGGCCGGACGTACCGGAATACGGGGAGCTTTACCTGGCGCTGGCCTTTGCGGCCCACTGCGCGGAAAGGGAGATGACCAATGCAGATAGGTGACAAGGCCCCGGACAAGCCGTCCTTCGGGGAGAGCCGGATGTTCGGCGCCAGCACATACAGCTCCGAGGTGATTTATATCCACCCGGAGCGCCGATACTACCGGGCCAGGTATACATTTTTCCCCGTTGGGATGAGTTTTGTGGAGTGTCATTTTTTAGGCCGTCGACGCGCGGATCGCTAACGGCAGGTGAAAGGAAACACTATATGAGAAACAAAAAAATATCCGCGAGAGGTGAACGTGACCTCAAGCGGATAAAAAGCGGCAAATGTACAATTAACCAATTTAGGTCCAGTTATGGGCTTAAGCCAATTCCCGGCGGGGATGCATATCTAAAAAAGCTCGATTGAGTGCTGGGGTGTCGGCATGAAAGGAAGAAAGTTATGAAAGTTGTCTCAATCGTTAATCTCAAGGGCGGCGTGGGTAAGACCGTCACGGCCATCAACATGGCGGCGATCCTTGCCCTCGACTACAAAAAACGCGTCCTGCTCATCGACGCGGACAGCCAGTGCAACAGCACGGATTTTCTCGGCGCGGGAGCCGATGACGGCAGTCTGTATTACTTTTTGACCGGGGAGGCTGATTATTACCCCAACTGGGTGGCAACAACCAACATTTCCGGCGTCGACATCATCACCGCGAGTTCGGAGCTCATGACGCTCGACCTCAGTAAGGTGGAGGATAAGACCGTCCACGTTAATGCGCTGCGGGATCTCCGGGACGCGCTCATCGAGGATGACGCCTATGATTACGTCATTATCGACCTGCCGCCGGCGTTTACAGCTTCGGCCACCGCGGCCCTGCTGGCGACGGATGATGTTGTGATTCCGATCAAGCTTGATGCCTTTAGCCTGCGGGGCATGGCCAACCTCATGCAGCAGGTGCAGTCCATGCGGCAGATCAATCCCGCGCTGCGCGTGGCCGGCTGCCTCATCACCATGCGCGGCAAGAGCGAGACCACGGCCGACGCCGAACGGCAGCTCCGGGGCATGGGCCTTCCGGTTTTTGCCCAGGCGATACGCTGGAGTGATATGGTGGACGGCATGACCTTTGCCCAGCAACCGTTGCCGCAGTTTTCCCCGCGTTCGGCCGCCGGCGTAGATTACCGCCGGTTTGTCGCCGAGTACCTGGGAGGAGGCGCGGACAATGGCCGATAAACGGAGTTTTGACCTGACGTCCATCCTGGGTGATGTGTCCAAATTGGACACCGTTGCAACGTCTGGGGCCGTAATCTCCTTGCCGGCGGAGCAGATCCACGCCAACGATAAAAATTTTTACGACGTGTCTAACGTGGACACCCTCGCGGACGCCATCCTGCTGGACGGCCTGCAGTCGCCGCTGGTAGTTAACCAGCGCGGCGAGGGCGATTATGTGATTATCTCCGGCCACCGTCGTTTTAAGGCGCTGCAGCAGATCATTGCCGGTGACGCGAGGATCCCAGAAGGCAAGCTATTTGCGGCGGACATCAACGCCGGGCGCATCCCGTGTTTTGTCAATCATTACAGTTCGGATCTGGAGGCGGAGCTGGCGCTGATCCGCGCAAACTCGGACACCCGCGTGCTGACGTCGGCGGAGATCTCCAAGCAGGCCGAGCGCGTGGAAATGCTGCTCTATGGGCTGAAGGAGCAGGGCTACAGCTTTCCCGGCAAAATGCGCGACTACGTCGCCGAGTGCTGCAAGGTGTCCGCATCAAAGCTCGCCCGCCTGAAGGTGATCCGGGAGAAGCTAATCGCGCCATACCTTAAAGAGTTTGATTCCGGCAAGGCTGGATCCATCAATGAGTCTGTTGCTTATGAGCTGGCGCAACTGTCCGAGGACGACCAGCATTGGATATTCAACGCCGGCCGCGCCCTTGGCGTCGGCTCATCGAAGCGCATGGCGGAGGAAATCAAAGCACTGAAAAGCGTAAAGTGTAAGAACGGTCCATGCACCCAGCCGCGCATCCGATGGGATTATAACAATAGTCGCGCCGGCCAGTACAAGTATATGCCTTGCACCTATCATCCGACATGCTGCAAGGATTGCTCAGGGGTCAAGGACTGCTCGGCCGCCTGTCCGCAGGTGGCCGAGCTGCAGAAGGACGCCATTGCGGCAGAAAAGGCAAAGAAAAAAGCTGAAAACGCGAAGATCCGCGCCGAGCAGGACGCCCATAAAGAAACCTGCCGGAAGTTTTGGGGACGGCTGCAGGTAGCGATGACGGCCGCCGGCATCAACGAGAAGTCCGAGAAAAAAGTCTGTGACGCTGCCGGACTGTACTATTATAAGGGCCGGCTGACGCCGCCAGATAAAATGGGCGAATCAACGTTCCCTATCGGCCGCAGCGGCATGGAGGAGTTGTCGGGATTGGCGGATGTTCTGGGCTGCTCTACAGATTTTTTGCTGTGCAAAACCGATATCCGGGAGCCGCCGGACAAGTTGGCGAAAAAAGTGAACACGGTTATTAAGAACGAGGCCCCAGCACCTGACTGGCGGACGGATATGGACTATACACCGGGTTGGTGCGCTGCCCAGGTGCAGATGTCAGAAAAGGGAGAGCCCGTGATGCAACTGCTCTATCGGAGCAGTTATTGCTGGAGATTCGCCCGGACATCGGCGCCCATCGAGGACATCGACATCGTCGCCTGGTATCCTGTGCCGGAGAGACGGGAGGCGCACGATGGACAGGCTTGACGATCCCAAAACCTTGGCGGACGCGCTGCCGGCGCAGATTACCCGTGTACAGGGGATTATCACTCTATATAAGAGCGTGCCTAATGGCCAGTTTGCGGCGGCGCTGATGCAGCAGGACATTGATGCAGCGCACAAGGCAATGATGGAGGGCAATCTGGCCGCTATGATCGCGGCCTATAAAGAGCTGTCAGCGTGGGGGGGGGGTGGCTAATATGGACAAAGCTAACGAAAGTGTGCGGGCGCTTCGCCGTCTGTCCGTGGAGACTGGGAGCCTTGCCTGCCTCGGCTGCGGGCATGAGCATAACTGCAGTACACACGGATGCGCGATTTTGCGGGATGCCGCCGATATGATTGCCCGTCTAAATGACTTCGACCAAAGCCAGAGTAAAATCGCGCTGGAGCGGTGCCAAAAGGCTGAGGCCCAGCTCGCGGCCTCCCAGCAGGCCGACAATCGTATGGAAAAGGCTTTTGCGCTGCTCTGCCGAGTACTTGATGATTTCGCCGGGTTAGCCCCTTGCCAAGTCCGGCAAACAGATTGGCCCGAATGCGATGGCGAGTCCGGGCAATGTGGAGACCGGCCCATCTGGCAATGTTGGCAGAAATACATACTGGAACGGGTTGACGCGGAGCCGGTTTGTCGTGTGTGCGGCTGCACTCAGGACAATGCCTGCCAGGGCGGCTGCTACTGGGTAGCGCCGGATTTGTGTAGTGCCTGCGCCGCGGCCGATGCAATTTTAGCCGGTGAAGTAATAAACTGCGCTGAGCCGGCTACTTCCAGTCGGGCCGATACTCCATGACCGCCATTGCAACTTCCTCACTGTGCGTCACGACTTCAAGCCGGGAAAAGGTGCCGGGCACGGAAAACCAGACGTGAAAGCCCTCGGGGCACTCGACCCCATACTGCATTTGGACTAGCGAGAAATCAAGTTCTTTCAGCGTTTTAGCGAGATCGTTCCAGTCCTCAATTGTTTCGATAATTTCCACGATATCACCTCGGATTTAGTTTAGACAAAAATAGCAGAAAGTAAAGGATGCCAAAATGAGCGAATCGAAGTTATTTTTTTCTGCCTCAGCTGCGGAGGGGTGCATGAGCAGACCGGCGTGTCCGTCCGTTATCCGCCGGCTGAATATCCGTACAAGGGCACCTGCAGCGGCTGCGGGAAGCATGGGCTGGGATACACTTATTTGCGGCGGTCCGATTATAACCGGCTGCCGAAGAGGGGAGACCGCAAGCGTGGCTGACTATTACATCAATGACCGCGGCGCGATCTATACCGCGAGACGTACACTTTTCAGAGAGCCGGATCGGCGCGTTGCCTGGGTGCTGTCGGTCTGGATGCCAAGCACCGGCATCTGGTGCGAGCTGCCCGGGGAGCGCCCTTACGATACAGTGGAGTACGCCAACATAAGGCTGCACCGGCTCGGCGGGATCAATCGTTGGCGGAAGTTGACGGAGTACGAAGCGCGGAAGGTGCAGCGGCCGCGGGAGGTAGCAGTATGATCCGGATCGGCAATCATCTATTTGATGAGGGGGCAATATCCCACATAGAGCTGCTTGCCTCTGAGGCGCTAAACATCTATTTGTATGGTGACCCTGTGACGGTTAGCACCGTTGATGCCGCCGCCGAGCTTGACCGGCTGGAGCAGCTATTATGTCCCGTGACGGCAAACCCGCCCTACGGTGATTTGGAGGAAAGCGACTTCACCGCCGAGGAGCAGGCGTCCATGATGGACGCGTTGGGATCCAACTATCGGTATTTGGCGAAGGATATGACAGGACAGGTATTTTGCTTCCGCGAGAAGCCACTCCGGGAAGGTGCCTACTGGGAACCGTCAGTTGACGGTAAAGAGGAGTTTATGCGCATCCATTTGCTGTTCGCCCGGCTTGACGCTGGAAGAGTCTTTGACATTGCCGAAGGCCGATACATCTGACTGATTACAGCATGAGCCCACAGAGGCCGCAAGGGAGGCGGCCTCTGTGGCCGATAAGCAATCTTGGTATTGTGTTCGTCAGCGGGCCGGTCCGCTGACAAAAGAATGCAGGGCAATCCGGCCGAGGCTCTCGGCGGATGATACGGCATGGGATCGCACCGAGAAAAACAAGATCTTGCGGCCGCCGGGTGACAGTTCTGTCTGCCGCAATCGGGTTGATCGGCTGGAGTTGCGGCTTGCACTGTTTGGGAGCGAAGGTCGGGTTTACTGCCTGACCTTTGATCCCGAACATGACCCGGCAACCTTTCCGGATGCCCGAAAAAGCTGGAGGTCATTCCTTCGGCGGCTGAAACTGCAGGCAGGACACCCAATCGACTATGTATATCTTATTGAGGGGCGGCACGGAGATCACCGCTATCACGTCCATCTGGTGCTGCGCACCTCGGATTTTTCGGACATTGAAGTCGCAGCGTGCTGGCGCTTCGGCCGGGTGCTACAGCCGGAGCCGTTACTCTGCGGACCGAGAGACACCTACCGACGCACGGCCCGATACTTTAACAAGGAGGCGACGGACGGCATTATAATACCGATCAGTGCCAGGCAGTGGGTGGCGAGCCCATCACTCAACCGGCAGCTGCCGCCGATAGAGCTGTTTGTTTCGGACAGCGGCTGGATTCCGATGCCGGTCGTCGTAAGGGCCTCTGGGGTATATACCACGGCCAACACCTTTGGGCAGTACCGATATGCCTGGTTTATTGACTTATAAATTAATGTATTGTATTCCTTGTAAAGTAGTTGAATAACTCGCAAAAAGGAGCTGAACATATTGCAAACGCCCGGAAATCGTGATATTATATTTCCAGTGAAGGGCGGTTATGTGATCTGCCCGATCTGCCAGCAGTATGGCATGAGCAAGCGGATCCACCACCTAACCCCAGGCGAGCAGTGCCAAAGCACGGCGCTGTTCTGCCGGTATTGCAAGACCGAGTACATCGTGGATATCGTCGATGGCCAGTGCGTCCAACGCCAGAGCTGATAAGCGACCGAGTAGTTGCTTGTTGGTTCTGGCGTTTTTGTTTTGTCCTGGAGGTGATAGCCCATGGCGCAAGCTCCGCTGAGACCATGCCGACATCCGGGATGCACTGAGCTCACCAGGGACGGCTGGTGCCCGAAGCACAAGCCAAAATACAAGCGAGGCCGCAGCGCGGAGTATCACGGATGGTACCTGCTGCCGGTCTGGACGGATGACCTGCAGCCGGCGCAGCTGCTGGCCGAGCCGTTCTGCCGGGAATGCGCGAAGGCAGGCAACAGAGTCCGGGCGACGGTGGTCGACCACGTCATCCCACATGAGGGCGACTGGAAACTGTTCTCCGACCCGACAAACTTGCAGAGCCTATGCAAGTTTCACCACGACCGCAAGACGGCAGCCGAACGGTGGGCAAAGGCTGGCGGTTTTGCCCGCAAGTGAGCGCCAAAAGCTACGTACACACGCCGGCGCACATGGTCACTCGCACGCTCGGACCCCTCCCCCCGCCCCTCCAAATTTTTGCGGCCCCGCCCTGGATACCCTGCAACCTCTATGATGTGAGAAAAATTCCCCAAACGGAAATCAGGAACGGGTGGCGCGATTCGGCAGACAAACGGAACGAGGCGGCGGGACGGCGAAGCATGGGCGGCACGGCGAGGCACGGGCGGCACGGGCAGAGCGGCGGGTGCGGAGCCCTGGGAATAGGCTGGCGGTCGGATGCCGTGCGGTGAAAGCCGCCGCCGGCAAGCGGCATCAAGCGCGGGACAAACCGCGTGGGCGTCGGCTTATTCCCAAGGCTCCGCCGAGGAGCCGGAGGGCAGGAGGTTTTGATATGGCGAAAAGCAAGGCGCTGGAGAACCAGACAAAGCACCTGACCAAGGCCGAGGTCGCGGCCAGAAGCATGGCGGAGGCCATGACGCTGCCTACGCGCACGCAGGTAACTATTACGCTGCCGGCTCGCATCCGCGGGGACAAGCTGGCCGTGCAGTACTGGCGGCTGACGCTGCGGAGGATGAAGACCGGCGGCGTGGAGATCCTAGACGATCTGGACACGGAGACGCTGGCAACCTACTGCACCATGCTTTCCCGGCGGGACCGGCTGAACGATCTGTGCAGCAAGCTGGTGGACGGATCCACCCGGGAGGATCTGACCCTTGCGGAGCAGCTGAAGGCTACGGATGCCCTGGACGGGCTGGCCGCAAAGCTGTCCTCCCTGGAGAGCGGGATCCTGCGCTACGCTGAAAAGCTCGGCCTGACGCCGGCCTCCCGCATTGGCATGGCCAGAAAAAAGAGCCAGGCGGAGGCCAGCGAGGAAAACGACGACCTGTTTGGAGACTGATATGGATCTGAAGCGCAGCGTGGCACAATTTAAAATGATCCCGCCGGGTGATCT